GCAGGGAGTTATCCCGTCCTCGGGCTTGCGCACAACTGGTAAAGCACAAGTACCTACGCCTTCACCCGTGACCGCAAACACCGCACTCAGCAAAGAACAGTTAGACCAGTTCTTCGCCGCCTGTGCGAAAGCATCCATCCAACCATTGACTGTCGCAAAGAACGCGAACGTCGACTTGGATAAAGCCACCGCCGAGGACCTCGCCAAGTTGCGTGAAGCGTTCAACGAACTCAAAGCGTTCAAGGATGGTGAGTGATGCCAGCAAAACGAACCGTTGACCCCACAGGCAAAGACCGTTCAACCAAGATGATTGCTTTGCGTATCACGACTGCTCAGGCTGACACCATGCAACGTCTCTGCCAAGAACGCGGTGTGTCCAGGTCAGCCCTCATCCGTCACCTGTTGGAGAGTGAGGTTGCTCGTGGCTAACCGAAGCAAAATCATTGGCACACGATTCGAAACCCTCATCGCCCGCTACCTACAAACCGCAGGCTTCCCCCATGCTGAGCGTCGCGCACTTCAAGGCGCACTCGACAAAGGTGACATCGGCGGATGCGGACCTCTCGTGTTCGAATGTAAAGCGGCGAAGCGTCACGAACTGTCCTCATGGATTGAGGAGACCGTGTCGGAGACCCGCAACGCTGGCGCAGACTACGGCATCCTCGTGGTGAAACGCAATGGACACAACACAGGCGAGGAACAATACGCGGTCATGCGTCTTGAGGACATGGTTCGGTTACTACACAAAGCGGGGTATGGCAATGTCGAATGATGAATTGAATCGCATGGCTGAAGAAATTGAAAGTCTGCGTGAAGATAGGGCGGCGTGGAGGCGAGCGGCACAACAACTTGCCCGCGACCTGGGCGACATCAAATACGCCGACACCGCCTATGACGACGCACTCGAATACGAGGACGGCATCCCATATGCGTGACCCACTACTGGTGATGACGGAACACATCAAACGCCTCGAAGAAGAAATCCGTAAGTGGAAGAACGTCGCGGGTCTCATGCACGTCGCCATCATTGAAGGCGATTGCGACAACGCACGGCGCGTATATGAGGAACACGCTGATGTCTGGTGACATCCGAACACACGGATACGAACCAACACACGACATCAAACAATTCGACTTCACCAAGGACTTAGCGTTCGGACATGAAGGCGAAGAACTCGTCACACAATTCCTCCAAGACCTGAGCCAAGGGTCGTTCGAAGTGAAGTATGACCGTTTCCGCAACGGACGTATCTTCGTAGAGTTTGAACAGAACCCACGCAATACTGGATGGAAACCGTCAGGTATTGCTGTGACAGAAGCCCGATGGTGGGTGTATTTGTTTGCTCCTACAGCGTTCGCTATAATTGAAGTACCCAGACTGAAACGCTACCTGAAACATAACGTCGCCAACATTCGACAGTTGGTAGCAGCACCAGACTCCGACAATCCAGCGAAAGGATTTTTGCTATACCCAGACCAAGTAAGGGAGATGATGACAGTATCCGCCTACGACTAGAGGACCAATGATAAAACGAATCGTAAGTACCGCAGTAGTAACCGCAGTAATTTTGGGGGGCGCGATGGCAACGGCAATGCCAACCGCAGAAACAGAAGGGTCGCCAGCAAGTCGCATGAACATCCGTCACATTCGAGAGGACTTCACCCCTCCAGCATCAGCCAAAGTCCCGCAATGGTGGGCACTTGCACGGCAGGTGGGTTGGGCAGAGAAAGACTTACCCATCCTTGACCGTGTCATCTGGCGCGAATCACGAGGGCAAGCCGATGCGTTCAACCCGCACGACCCGAACGGCGGCAGTCTTTGCCTCCTCCAAATCAACCGCTTCTGGGTGAAGTACCTCCGCCAGAACGGAGTCATCAACAAAGCGAACGACCTGTTCGACCCAGCCACCTGCCTCACCGCAGGTCTGGTCATTCATCGTTACGGTGTTGAGCGTTACGGCTGGGGCTGGGGACCCTGGGCGATATACCCCTGAGATAGGATGACCAACATGAAGGGGCAAGCCCAATGAAAGTTCTCTCACTTTTCAGCGGAGTGGGTGGCTTCGACGCTGGATTGGAAGCCGCGGGTATGCAAACCGTATTCCAATGCGAATGGGACAAGCACGCCCTCAACATCCTGAACCGTCACTGGGCGAACGTCCCCAAATGGGAAGACGTCTCCACCCTCACAGGCAAACACATCCTGTCCCAAGCACCCGAAGTCGATGTCGTTGCGTGGGGTTCACCCTGTCAAGACCTCTCGCTTGCAGGTAAACGAGCAGGACTTGACGGACAGCGTTCAGGTTTGTTCCACCAAGGAATACGCATCATCAAAGAACTACGTGAGGAGAGCAACAATGAGTATCCAAGAATCTCTATTTGGGAGAACGTCGCAGGAGCCTTGTCTTCCAACGGAGGCGCTGACTTCGGGGTCATCCTCAACGAAATGGCTGAAGCAGGGGCGCTGGTCATCGAGTGGGCAGTCTTGGATGCGCAATTTTTCGGAGTGCCCCAACGCCGACGTCGAGTTTTCGTCGTCGCTATCTTCGATTCTGCAATCGCCAGAAACTGTCCCGACCCGCTTCTCCCTGTCAAAGAAAGCGTGCGAGGGAATACTGCGACGAGCAAAACGGCGAGGGAAAAAGTTGCCAGAGAGACTGCAACAAGCACTGGAAGCCAAAGTTCAGACATCGGAACAATAGGATTCAGCCACACGCAGGGTCTATCTGCCCAACCATCCGAGTCTGCGTTTCCAACGTTGCGAACCGAAGGAAATGGTATGGCTGTTGCGTACGACGAATACAACGACAGCATCAGTCCCGTGCATCATGCGTTGCGGGCTGGAACCAAACAATCGACGGGTGTCCTTGAATCCACCATGACGGTACGCCGTCTGACCCCCCTTGAATGTGAACGGTTGATGGGATGGCAAGACGACCACACCCGCTGGAACCCAGACGGCACAGAACAAGCCGACACCCACCGCTACAAACAATGCGGGAACGGAGTAGCATCACCAGTTGCGAAGTGGATAGGGCAAAAACTGATGGACATAGAACGATGAGACAAACGTGGCATTGCGACCAATGCAAACGAACCCTCACCACTTATGTGCGTGTCACCGAACCACCGACCCATGTTTGTTCCGCATCTGAAACCAATCGAAATACATCCAACATCCAACCAATGAAAGAGAGAAAAAAGAAATGAACACCATCACCGTCATCGGCAACGCAGGCAAACCCGTCGAGTTGAAATACACCGCAAGCGGACTGGCTATGGGCACATTCACCCTCGCCACCACCTCAGGCAAAGACGACAAGAAGCAGACCGTATGGCACAACATCACCTGCTTCGGACAGGTAGCCGAACACGCCGCCTCATCCATTGACAAAGGTTCGCATGTCATGGTTGTCGGCAAGTTGGACATCTCCTCCTATGAGGACAAGAAGACTGGTGAGAAAAAGTGGACGACCAAGATTCTCGCTGACGAGATTGGTTTGTCGTGCAGGTTCCGCCCTGTTATCGCAGACAAGACCGAGCAGGTCGTCGGTCAAATCACCAAGGCATTCGGTACACCCAAGTTCCTTGAAGAGGAAGCGTTCTAGTGGAGATAAGCAAACTGACCCTTGAGCAATGGCTTGAGATAGGTTTGAAAGCGGGTTACACCAGTCCACCAGTTTGTATGCTGCACGAAGGGCTACCCACATCCATCACAGAAGACGCCGAACTATTGGATGGGACGAACCCGTGCATCTATTTGATGCGCTTGTATGAATCATCGGAACACAAGGAAGCAGTCGAGGCGAACGTGCCCGCAACCAAATGGAGGAACCCGTACCGTGAATATGAAGACTGATGGAGCAGAAATCCTGATGGAGGCATACGACCTCATCACAGGCGACCGACACAAACAATACTCCCACCCACTAGAGGACTACACACAGACCCGCGACATCTTTGAAACCCTCACAGGCGTACACCTCACCGTCGAACAAGCCATCATGTTCATGGTGTCCGTCAAACTGTCCCGTCTACGGACAGCGACGAGCGAGGGCAACTGGCATCACGACAGCCTCGTGGACGCCTGCGGATACCTTGGTTGTTTGAACATGGTGCGTGACGCACAGTGGAATCTGTAGCGATTTGACGGAGGTGCGACCATCGGTGTATGGTCAGGGTTCCACAATCTAGGAAAGGGGAGAAAGTATGGGCGTCGAAGCGATACCCAAAGATTTACAGATGACGAAACTCGAATGGTGGGGCGACACCCCATGCAAAGGGATGGACGAAAAGGTTTTCTTCCCCGACATCGCACGCGGATACCAAGCCGAAGACCCATACGCCCAAGCGAAGAAGGTGTGCGCGTTCTGCCCACACAGAAACCCCTGTCTCGAACTCGCTATGGAAGCGGAGCGTTTCGAACTGAACCGATACGGAATGTTCGGTGGAAAGACACCACGGCAACGTCATGCGATACAAAGGTTGCGTGATGGTGGGGTGGAAAGCGAATAGCCCCGCTACGACCGAAGCGAAGGGGGGACTTCGGGAGCAGGGCTATTCAAACAACCAGCCTATCAAAGTGCTACAAGTTTTGTATCCTTTCGACACGGTAGGTTGCGTGCTTGTACAGCATGGAGTTGTCAGCCTCCGTGGTGGCGTGCTGTTCACTGATGAAACGCATGGCGCGCTCAGGGTTCTTGGTGAAACTGTATCCGTTCCTGTATTGCGACCCGAGCCAGTAGCCGTAGCCTCGTTTGCCGACGACACGACGAACCACGAACGTTGGTCGCCGTCTTACGGCACGAAGATACCGCTCAAACCTGACGCTGGTGAACCATCGTCTCATCGGTCACCCCTCATCATGTCCTCGTCCAAGTCTTCCTCGAACTGCGCCATGTCTTTGAGTGTGATAGTCCATCCCCATCTACGGACAAGGATGTCCACGACGTCGCGTGCCATGCCCTGCGATGGGATGTTGTGATGTACCCAGTCTTCGAGTTTGTCCATCATCGTTTCCATTAGCGTCCCTTGCCTGCTGGGTGACGGTACATTTCTTTGCGTCGGGCACGTTCTTCGTACCGTTCGATGTCTCGTCCGAGTGTGAACCCTCCGCAGAACGTGGCGACTAGACAGAGGAAGACGATGGTGACCCTGATGTTTTCGCTCATTGTGCCATCGCTCCCATCGCCTGCTCGAACGCATACTGGGTTGCGTTGAGTTGTTCCAACATGCGTACCCCTTGGAGTGGGGGGATGATGTTGTCTCGGATTGCTGTGGATACCATCATGCGCAAGTCCTCGAACTGGCGGATGATGGCAACTTGCATTGTTTCGGTTGTCATTGCTGTTTCCCTTTCTTGTTTGGTGTGATGTTGCTTTCATCTATCAACACGGCGATACCGTTGTTGAGTAGAACTGTGACGGCGAGTCCGTACTTGTCTTGGACTAAGCCTTGGACTGTGCCTGTGCGTCCGTAGTACTGATGGTGCTTGCCTGTGATGGTGACTTGGTCTCCGACTTTCATTGCGCGACCCCATCGCCGTAGGTATCCACCTTGATTTCGGTTTTCACTTTCCACGGTACGGCGGTAAGAAAGTATCCGATTCGGTTGATGAGTCTCATACCGTTCACGATGTATGAGCCGTCATCTCCATCGACCCAAGTCCAAACATGATGTCTGCCTTGTGTCTCCATGATTCGTGCAACGTACTCGTATTCCGTGCCGTAGGTCTCAAACATGATTCCTCCTCGCTCGTTGTCATTCCACGAGGCGTCGGGGTCGAGATGGTTGATGACTGGCTGGAACATGGTTTCCCATTCGTCGAGTGTCAGGATGGTTCGTGTCATCCTGCGACCTTGACCTTGGTGCGGGCGAGAATAACCTCACGGCTGGTGTCGGTATCAACCTGCCCTGTCTCGTCGATGGGGTAGGCGATGATTTTGAGGACGGAATCCTCACCGATGTAGTAGTTGATGTCCACCCCAAACTTGCTGTCCCACTCGTCGTGTTCGAGGTAGAACGTCTTGGTGGTGTGTGACTGGATGGACATGCTCATCGCTTTACGTTTCGCCCATGCCATGAGTGACTGGGCTTTGTTGATGGTGATGTCAAGTCGGCTGGCGACTTCTTGCGGTGTGTAGGTTTTCATTGTCCCTCCTAGATTTCGTTTCCGTCTTCGTCCATTACAACGACATCGTGCCGACAAAGTGGCGACCGCATATCTTCTTCGATGTACCCGTTGATGTAGTCCATCGCTTCGTCGTCGCTGACCTCCATGTTCGGGTCGTTGTTGAGTTCCCGTATGGTGTCTTTGATTTCTTCGGTGTCGTAGGTGAATGACCTTGTTGCTGTTACTTTCATTGCTGTTCCTCCTTCTAGTTGTAAGTGTATTACATCTGTTCGTTGTTGTCAAGGACTATCGCGGTGGACTGATGCCACGCCTCACCCTCACCTGCTACGGGCTTCACCTTGTAGTCGAGGTTGCCGTACCGTTTCCGTGCGTCAAGGATGACAACAGAGAAACTGAGTGGCGTCCCTGCGACATTGAGTGTTGCGGTCTTGCCGATGTTGGCAGACAGTTCTTGTGCCGTGGTCATGGTTAGACCCCTCTCATTTCTTGTGCGAATACTGCCAGTTCTAACTGTTCGACGATGGCGTACTGCTCGCCACTGTCTAGCCCTGCGAATTCGTCGAGGTCTGCCTGCGTCCAGTGCGATATGTCGCATATGGCGTGAGTGTTCTCTAATTCTCCTGCCGTTGGGCGGAATCCATCGGGCAGACTCTCTACGATGAGGAAGTAACTAGCCTGTAGGTCGTAAAGAAGATAGGCGCGTTCCATTGTGTCGAGGTTCACGTTCACACTCCCTCCGTTTCCATGAGGTCATCGAGCCAGTTTTCGACGGCGTAAGGATTCACTGCCCACTCCTTGAGTGCGTCGGCAATGTAGTCCGCCTCCATGTATCCCTGTCGTTTGTGCTGTCCGACGTTCGCCCCGTAGTTGTCGTCACTCCATCCGATGAGGTCGAGATAGAGAAGAAACGGGTTATTGTATCGGTCGCAGTTCAGCCCCCAACGATACAGTGCCTCGGCTTGCGGGGCTTTCGTGTTTTCTCGTTCCAGAAATTCCCATACTGAGAGTGTCTGGTCTTGCTCTTGCGTGTTCATGTTGTTGTTTCCCTTCTGTGTTGTGTTGTTGTTAGTAACTGCGGAACAGGTGTCCGTCGGTTTCCCATACCTCGCCACCGCGTTCGAGGTCGTTTGCGTAGGCGTCGTAGTCGAAATACTTACACTTGACCGCCTCGGGGTAGTTCTCGTCGGCGAGTTGTTCGGCGTATTCTTTTACGGTCATTTCTCCGATGTACGCTTCCTCAAAATCTGAGAAGTGGTGCGCCCATTCGTCCGCGGTGAGTTCTGAGTATTTCTTGTGGAAGTTGTCGAGGTACACCCCGAAAGCCTCCATCGGGTCGCCTTCACCGTAGAAGTGCTCCAGTAGGTAGCCCTCGTAGGTGTAGGTCTTGTCTTGCTCTTGCGTGTTCATTGTTCTGTCCTTTCGATAGTTTCCCGTACTTGTACGATGGCGTACCCCTCGTGGCGTGTAGCCCACTCAACCGACTGACCTTGTATGCGGTGGAGATGGGCAAACGCTTCGCTGTATGTGGGGAATACTGCGAGCGTGTTTCCATCTCTCGTGACTGCGTAGACCGTTTCCATTACTGATTCCATCCTCCTTGTAGATTGACTTTCGAGACCGTCACCTCGTGGCGAATCCCGTTTTCATCTCTAACCTTGCGCTTGCCTGTCGTACCTATCAGCACGAAGATGTGTCCATCTGCGAGCCTGTCCGCGCTTCGATAGTCCGCTCGTGATGGGCTTCCCCATCCGCACGAACACTTGGCGGTGTATTCATCTGCCATCTGCTTGCCCTCCTTGTAGTTGATATGTCTAACTGTAATACACACTAGCGTATGTATCGTCCCCAGTCAAGCCTCGACGCTTGTGCCACCCTACGGTGGGCTAGGGGTTCGGGGTCACTTGCGGTTTCTGATGGCTTGCGACACCGTGACGTAGGCACTCTCTAGCCTGAGATACCTACGGCGTAGTTCCTCGCCCAGTTTGTCGGTTTCTTTTGGCTTCTTCGTTCCGTTGTCCGTTGTATGTTGCCACCATTCGGTTTCGGCTTTGTCGAGTCGCCAGTACAGGGCGTGGCGGATGTCGTTCACCTCGTCCTCGTTCATGATGGCGACGTAGGTGTCGCCGTTGCGTACTATCTCCATTACTTTCCCTCCTTGTTGTTGTTGCGGACTTGTGTCCGTCGTCCCCTAGTAGGTCGCGAGCCCACGCCGTCGATACGGGCTAGGGATGTCGGGGTTACTTGGCGTGACCCTCGCGTACTTGTGCGCATTCTGGGCAGTGTGAATGTTCGTCAAGTTTCGACCATTCATCCGCGCAATTCGCGCACGCTGTTTCGTTGCCGTATTCGTTCATTACTTGCCCTCCTCGCAATGGCACTCTAACTGTCCGTCGTCGTTGAGGTCGTCGGCGTCCCAGTAGGCGCACACTCTCCCGCATTCGTGGCACTGGGCGACATATGCGCCCGTAAAGTGTGCCCTGTATGTTTCCATTATTGCCATTTGTTTCCCCTTGCTGTTGTTGTTGGTATGTCTTACTGTATCACAAGACTAGAGCATAGTCAAGCCTTGCTAGTGCCCCGTCCGAATCGAATCGGCACGCCCAAGGCGCGGGGCGGGGAGGTTAGAACACCAGTTCTTTTAGCGTCCCGTTGAAATTCAACCCGCACGCAACATAGAACCGTTCAAAATTGAATCGTTCGTTATTTCCCCCGAATACGTACGACATCTCCAATGCGATGTCTTGAATCGTAGCCATGCGGTCACCCGTAAGGGGTCCCTTGTTCAATTGGCGGCGGATGATGTCCGCCATCAGTTCGTAGTCTTTTCTGGTCATTGCTTGCCCTCCTTAGTGTTGTTGTTGTATTGCGTCCCGTGTCGGTTTCGAAACCCACGCCCAAGGCGCACGGGGGAGATGAATTAGGCGGTTTGCCAAATCCACCCAATTGTCGTCCACTGACCGTTACCCAAATCACGCCATTCCGAATCGCGCTGTACGCGGGTCATTGTGTCGTGCCACCCTAAGCGGTCGATTTCTGCCTCCACGAATTGTTTTTGTTCCTCCGTGAAAATTGGGCACTCCCACCCATTCCACCTATTCGGCAACAGCCCCACACACTCGGTGGTTAGTTCCCCATCTATCGTTACTTTCATTCCTTGCCCTCCTTGTCTTGGGCTCTCGCCCCTTGTCCTTACTAACTACACCTTACAGGGTCACAACACAAAAAGCAAGCCAAACCTTATTACAAGTTCATTACAATTTCGAACCAAACACACGTTCGCCCCCCCAACATATTTTCGTTAGGCGACCCTTACACCTCCTCACTGCTTGCTGTTGCTAGCACGTTGGTTGCGGTTGCTAGCGGTGGGGGGTTTCTAATTGACTGGCTAGTCACTTTTCTTGACTGGGGGTCTGCCGAGGCGCGCATACCCTAGATACCTATATACCGTTTCGAGACGGATGCACATTTGTGGTGGAGCCTGTGGATAAGGTTGTGGACGTGTGGGGATGAAGGGCTGCTCTTGGGGGGGTGTGGGTCAGGGTTGTTATACGGTTCGGGTGAGCGGATGCTAAAAAAACGTGGCGACCCGAACCCGTCGACAACATCTACTCCTCCCTCCTTGCGGGCAAGCAAACGAAGTTTGCGCGGCAGCCCAACCGAACGAATGTGAGGGCGGGAGCACGGCAAAGCGACACACCCGATAAGCGCCTCCCCCACAGTTCCCGCCCCCGCGGAAGGTCGCCGTGGCAAATTCTAGCCGACACCTTTGTTCGATGATAAGACGTTCATCACGCTGCTCCCCCACATCAACGCATGGGGGTCTACCCAGGTTTCCCTGTTTACGCCCCGCCACATGCAACCGTGGAACGACCATGCGTGCCCTGTGTCTCCCGACATGAGGGACTTGATGAAGTTGACCGACAGCATACAACACATTGACTGATTTACAACCATTCGTGTAACCTTATTTTCGCTCATGCAAGGGATACGCAAAATACCAGCCAACGACAAAGCAAAATTCTGGCAAGCAATCCACTCAGGGCACACCGTCAAAGACGCCTGCCGCATCGCAGGAGTCCACCAAAACACAGGCTACAACTGGGTCAAACGCTCCAAAGCCGCCAAAGCCAAAGCAGACGCAGCCGCCGAAGAACTCCACAAATTCGAACGCAGAAAAGGCGGGCAACAATGGCAGGCAGCAATGGAGTTGCAGGAAGCAGGCGACCTCCCGCCAGCCATCCCGTTAGACCGTCTCACCGAAGAAGCCAAACGCGGACTCGAAGACTTCCAATTCTTCCGTGAGTATTACCTGGGGCGCGTCGAATCCCCGTGGCAGGTGGAAGCCGCCCTCGAAATAGTAAAACTCTTGGAATCTGAAGAAAAAGAATTCGTCTGCCTGAACGTCCCACCAGGAGCAGGAAAATCCACCCTCTTCCACGACGTCGCAGTATGGGCAATCGTCCGCAACCGAGCCATCCGCGTACTCATCGGCTCCGCCAACCAGAACCTCGCCAAAATGTACAGCCGCCGCATCCGCGAAACCTTAGAACGACCCAACCCGATGCTCGCAGACCCCGAACTCGCCCGCAAAGGCTTAGCAAAAGACGCCCAAGGATGCCTCTCCATTGACTACGGTCGCTTCAAACCCTCCGACAAAGGCGCATTATGGCGCGCAGAGGAGTTCATCGTCGAACAATTAGACGGAAACGGGTTAGACAACAAGGAACCAACCGTCCGCGCGTACGGTATTGACGCCGAATTCATCGGACATCGCGCCGACTTATGCCTTTTTGATGACGTTGCCTCTACCGAAAACGCACGAGAATCAACCGCCCGTGACAAACTGCTCGAAAGATGGGACTCAATGGCAGAAGCCCGCGTCGACCCAGGCGGCGTACTCGCCGTCGTCGGGCAAAGACTCGGAGCAGGCGACCTATACGCACATGTTTTATCCAAAGTCACCTATGAGTTCGATGAAGACGACTACGATGGGGAAGATGTCACGGCAACCACGTTGCAAGACAAACCAGAACCACCCAAGAAACAGAAATATAAGCATATTGTTTATCGGGCGTACTACGAGGAGTTGGATACTGGTCCTAAAAGTCGAAGACATGATGCGCCGCCTTACCCGAATGGTCCACTACTTGACCCTAAAAGGCTTTCCTGGAAAGATTTGTCGTATCTCCGTCATTCGAACAATGAACGGTTCCGCGTCATCTACCAACAAGAAGACCTCGCCGACGAGTCATACCTCATAGACCGAACCTGGATAACAGGCGGCATCGGAAAAGACGGAGTCCTCTACCACGGCTGCATCGACCAGGAACGTCAACCCGAATACATCCCACCAAACCTGTCCCCACCAGTCATTTCCATCATCGCTATTGACCCGTCCCCCACCCAATTTTGGGGACTCATCTGGATGCTCTATCAGCCCCAACACAATCTGTATCACGTTGTAGATATTCAGCGCACCAAACTTACCGCCGAAAACCTCCTCGGCTACAACACCACCACCCAAGAATACTCAGGCATCCTCGAAGAATGGTGCAACCGCGCGTATGACCTCAACTACCCCGTCACCCACATCATCGTAGAAATCAACGCCGCCCAACGCTTCCTCCTCCAACACGACTTCGTCCGCAAATGGGAAACCATGTGGTCCTTGAACATCCTCCCCCACACCACCAGCCGCAACAAACTCGACCAAAACCTCGGAATCGAAGCCATCCTCCCACCCCTCGTCCGCTCCTCCGCACTCCGACTCCCATCCATGCGCGGCAACTGGAAAACCCTTGCCCTCGTCGACGAACTCTGCAAATGGACCCGAGACAAAAAGAACGGCACCGACCTCGCAATGGCACTCTGGTTCGCCTGCCTCCACGCACCAAACCTCGTCACCGTGAAACGTCCCCCACGACAATGGCGACCATCATGGATATGACACTTGTGTATGCTATAAGCCACAACCAAAAAATTTTGAGGATGACGAGTGGCGAAAACCGTTGAAGAAATCGTAGCGCTATACAAGGCACGACGCGACGCACAAGGACCCGTACTCGCACAAATGCGACGAGTCCGCGACCTCGCCAACGGCGACATCATCGTCCCACTCAACGAACTTGACCGCAACGCAAAATCCTCAGTAGCGAACCTCTTGGTTCAAGGTCTTGACCAGACCTCTATGCGAGTCGCATCAACCATGCCACTCCCATACTTCCCACCAGTCAAAGAAGGAAACGAACGCTCCAAAGAACTTGCTCGCACACGACGCAAAGCAATGCTCTCTATTTGGGATAGCAACAAGATGGATTTGAAACTCCGTCGACGCGCACGCCACCTGCTTGCCTACTCCAGCGCACCAGTCATGCTGCGCCCCAACTTCAAAACCCTCACCCCACAATGGGCAATCCGTAACCCTCTCGACACCTACCCTGCACCATCAGACGACCCAGACAACATGGTGCCAGAAGACTGCATCTTCACTTACATGAAGTCAGCATCATGGCTCGTCCAATACTACGGTCCACAAGTCATCGGACGTTTGCGAATGGGCAAAATCCGACATGACACCCAATACATGATTCTCGAATACGTCGACGACAACGAAATCGTTTGCGCCGTCATGGGACCAGAAAACACTGAGACACTCTCACCAGAAGAACGAGCAGGACTCGAAGTCGTCGAACTAGAGCGCATGCCGAACCGCACCAACATGCCGCTCGCGGTCGTCCCACAACGCATCTCCCTCGACCTTCCACGCGGACAGTTCGACGGAATCATGGGCATGTACTACACCCGCGCACGTTTGCAAGCACTCACTGAGATTGCGATTGAACGCGGCATCTTCCCAGACGAATACCTTGTCGCACGCCCTGGCGAAAACCCAGAAATCATCCAGATTGCAGACGGTAAGACAGGACAGTTGGGTGTCGTGAAGGGTGGCGACATTCAACAGTTGCAGTCCAACCCTGGTTACAAGACCGATGTTGCGCTTGACCGCTTGGAGCGTCAGGAGCGCCTTGAGGGTGCTATCCCTGCTGAGTTCGGTGGTGAGTCTGGTACGAACATTCGTACGGGTCGCCGCGGAGAATCCATCCTTTCAGCAACCGTCGACTTCCGTGTACAAGAAGCACAATCCATTTTCGCTCAGTCACTTCTCGAAGAAGACAAGATTGCTATCGCAATGGAGAAAGCATATTGGGGTTCGTCCTCCAAGTCGTTCTTCATGCCAGGACGCCAATCTGTTGGCAAGATTGACTATGTTCCGAACAAGGTGTGGGAAACCGATTTCCATTACGTCAACTACCCGTCATCGGGTGCAGACGTCAACGGTCTTATCGTCGGTCTTGGTCAGCGTCTCGGAACAGGACTCATGTCCAAAGAATCTGCGCGTGAAGCCGACCCGCTCATCACCGACCCAGAACTCGAAAAGGACCGCATCACCGCCGAATCCGTCGAAGCCGCACTGCTGTCCTCCATCCAAGCGCAGGCAGCCGACCCGAACGGACCATACCAGCCAGACGACCTCGCCTACCTCACCAAATTGACGGTAGAAGAAAACGTCCCGCTGCATGAGGCGGTGCGTCGCACCAATGAGCGTGCCCAAAAGCGACAGGCAACCCCTGTTGAGCCAGGCGCACCAGAAGCAATGCCAGGACTCGCTATGCCAGGAATGGGAGCAGAAGCACCAATGCAGGGACCACCACCAGGAATCGACGGACTTCTCGCACAACTCGGCGGACCTCCAGCAGGAGCCGCACAAGCACCAGGAACACCAGGAAGCGTTCTCTCACTCGCATCAAGGCTGGGATAAATGGCAAAAAATTATCCGAACCGTTCCGACCTACGGAACCCAACGAAGAAACTTGCTGTCCAAACCGCCCCATCGTCACAGTACGGTGAAGCGGCTGCGTCACGTCGCGCACAACAGGCTGTCCCAATGGCACAGTCCCCAACCGCAGCAGTAGACACCACCCCAACCGCACCACGTCCAGCACCAGGACAGATGGGACCATTGGACCGACCAACGGAACGCCCCAACGAACCGTTGACCGCTGGCGCACCATTCGGACCAGGACGCACCCCAACCACCCCAGGATTCATTGCACCACGCAACAACGACCCTGTGCTGAATGAACTTCGCGCATTGTACGCACAGTTCCCGTCAGAAGATTTGGCAGACATGATTGACTCGTACGTTCGAGAAGGATACTGATGGTCGGTGGACTCTCCGCGTTTGACCCTGTAAACCAAGACCAAAACGACAGGGACGCACAAAACAACATCC